TGAGGGATGGCACGCAGCACAAGATTGCATGGCAGGAACCATTGATAATAATTTGGTTGCTATTATTAAACCCGAAGAGGATGTGCCTATGATCTGGCGTGTATTAGCAGAAAGGACATATCCAGAACATGCTGTGCCCTGGGAAGCAGAGGCAGGATGGGCAGGTCGTACCGAGAATATGACTAAAGATGCCCTTGCTGCTTGTGCTACTGGACGTATGTGGGAGATCTATGAACCGACTCCATTAACTCGTAAATATCTTGTAGAAGAAGGATATATTACTAAATAATGATATTCCATACAGGAAAAACCAGCCAAGAAGAGTTTTGCGACAAATCTTGTGTTATAATGGTGAACTCTTTGTTGGATAGAAAAAACTAAGTATGTCTAATTTAACTAGAGATGTATTAATCAAAACGATTGTTGCCAGAGAGATGCAGGAGCAACAACATTCTGATTACACTCAAAAATTAAAAACCATATATCATAAATGGGAACATGAATCAAGCACTGTTCTCTGTCAAAAGTTTAATCAATTACAACATACAAACATCACTGTAGATCTTCTTCAACCATAAATAGCAGAGCCATGCCATACTTACATGTCAGAAGAAGTAAAAAAGGAAGAACCTAAAAAGAAAGGTCCTCTTGGCAAATTAAAGGAAAAAGTTGATGATGCTGATGAACAACTTGCTATTCTTTCTACATTTGTAAGACTTGGAATTTTGATATGGTCAGGAGGAATATTAACTTTAGCATATATAAAATTACCACCTGCATTAGGTATTCCTGAACAGAAGCTGGATCCAACTTTCATAGCCAGCGTTTTTACTGGGGTTTTAGCTACTTTCGGGGTTCAGACAACCAAGAGCAAAAATGGCAGCACTAATGGATCTGGTATTTCTAAAGCAGATATGGAGAGGTTAATTGAAAAAGCTTCAGCGACTGCTCCGGCACAAACCATCAGAATCGAGCAATCCCCAATTAAGATCGCAGGACAAAACGATGGAGAACCACCAGTCAGACCGACCATTTAAATGGGTTCTTCTAACGGTGGGAACACTGTTTGGAATTGCTCACATTGGTGTTTTGGGTCATTTAATGAATAAAACTCAGATACCTAAAATAGACTTGCCCTTGAATGACTATAGTTCTTATGTTATTCGTGCAGGTAAGGATGGTTATACAATTGAGTATAAAGGAAATGATCCAAAGGTGATGGCCATTACTAAAGATATCAAAAAATCTAATGGATTATTTGGTATTGGGGGAAAATCTGATATTATGACTTATGAAGAGTATACTATGAATGGTGCTAATCATACCGGTGCTAATCTGGGAAAGTTGAATGCAAAAACAGAAGAGTGTATAAGGGCGGCAGGTGGTGGAGAGCAGACAGGAAAAATGGTGGGTGCTAGTATCGGATCATCTGCGGCATCATTAGTCACTGGAATTCCATATATTGGATGGGTTGCTGCTGGATGGTTGACGATGATGGGTCAAGATACTGGTGGAGAAATCGGTGCCGAAATGGCAATGATGATGGAGGATTGTGATGAACTTGATTCTTAGACCACTTGAGGATGTTAATGATCCTGTATGGAGTGTTATATTTTTAATAATTATACTTTTGATTGGTGTTTCATATGTTATCGTCTATATACTGGGTATAGATGAGAAGGAAGCACATGGGAGCAATGATACCTCCGAGTCGGAAGAGTTGTTACAACTTTCGAGTGATAGAAATAAATAGAGTCGTCGATGGTGACACAATTGATGTAACAATTGATCTTGGATTTGACCTTTATAAAAAAGAGAGAGTAAGAGTCGCTGGAGTGGATACTCCCGAAAAGCGCACAAGAGATCTAGAAGAAAAGGAGCTAGGTATAGATGCGACGAATTGGCTCAAGGAGAAGTTGGATGGTGCCATTAGTGGGGATGATGATCTTGTTATCCGCACTGAGCTTGTTGGTGGTGTCGGCAAATATGGTCGTTTATTAGGATGGTTATATATTGGAGATGCAGAATTATCTTTAAATGAAGAGATGATTGTGGATGGTTATGCTTGGGCATATGATGGTGGAACAAAACAAAAGAATTTTGAAGAGTTGAAGGAAATACGCAGAGCAAAGGGAACATTACTTTAGAAATATTTTTAAATTTTGATATATAAACATAGAATGGACTAACAAATGCAAAAACTAATTAATGTACTTGCGATTTCGTCTTTTGTTGTATCTGGTGCCGTTGTTGCTGGTGGCAGTTACTTATATTTTAATAAGGATTCGATAATCGAACAGGTAAAAGCAAATGTTACTAAAGCAGCAATGGGTGCGATTTCTGATGCACTTCCGGGGATGATGGATGGACTCATGCCTGATATTCCAGAACTACCAACAACAACAGGTCCTGCTGTTCCTTTTGGTAAATCTGGTTCAGGAGTGAACATGCCATGACAAGTTTAAAAAGAAAAAAATATAAGAAGCACGAAAATACACAGGCAAATAAACAATTTTTCTTGTACGTATTTTTTCATTCCATATGGACATCTATTTTTAGTGCTTTTGATGATTGATGTCCGAGATTCCTCAAATTGGTATTCCCGAAATTCGTATTAGGGAAATAAACATACCAGAAATTCCAGAATATTTAACCAATGCTTCATTTTCTATCCCTTCAGTTCCACCTGTTGTACTGGAGATAGGAATTCCTATTGTTGATGTACCTGGTTGTGTTGAAGCACATGAAACTAATAATCCAAAAAATAATCAAATTGTATCTGATGATCCAAAAGGTGTAAAAACTTTTTGTGATGCTGGAATTCCTTCTTATAATCCGATAGATTTTAATGCCGCAGATCACATACAATCACCTGTCGTACCTGTTCCACCATACAAACCACCGGAACCACCAAAAGATTTTCCAATAAATTCTATACCTAAACCTACTATTGTAAAACCTTCAGTAGTTCAGCAGGTTGAGGAGGTTCCACTACCAGAACCAGAAATACCTTGGCAGGAAAAATATCTTCCGACACCTGAAGCAGCAACCACCACCGCAGCAATTGCATTAGTTGCAACAACTTCTGCTCTTGTTGCTAAACCTTTGGCTGATATTTTATTGCGTGTTATAAAACCAACTGTCAAAAAAATTGTTAAAAAGATTGCTTCTATTAGGGGGAAGGAATCACCGGTTTTGTCTGTAGCGGAGCGCCGAGCAGAGCAGCGGGATCGGAACCAGGCGATAAAGGATCTCCGTTCCGTCTTGAAACGGAAGGGATAGTATGTGTATGTGGAGATATGAAAGTTTTATCTCTTACCATGACATCGGCACATATTTTATAATAAGGACTTCTGGGGTGAAAACTTATTCCTGCCTTTAATAATTCTCCACAATTTTTTAAACGAGCAAGCTCAAAATCTAAACGTTTGTTGGCAGCTTGTTGTCTCATAAGTGCTATACTAGCATCTGCTGCCTCTTTACATTGTTGTTGCAATTTCTTGTCTTTAGGAATACTCCACGTAGCAGAGAAACCTAATGATAAGTTATAACTGTCTTTTTGTCCGGTTCTTATGGGTCGATAAAATTGAATCGAACCTGGATTATCTAAAATTCCATCACCAATTGGATTCCCTTCGTCATCGAAAGCACCAAAATTATCACTCATATCGTATACTGGGTCATCATAATATCCTTCGAAAGGTTTCTGTGCAGATGCTGAACCAGTTATAAACGGAGTAAAATTAATCGTTTCTCCCTGACACTGAATACCTGACCCGTATGTATTAGTGATATATGGGCCTTGTAAAACTTGGATTGCCTGATTAGTAACCGAGCCTGAACTATTAGCTACGGGTGCTGCTGTTGCACTCACACCCCCTACAGTTTCCGCCAGTGTGGCAGGGACAGTCGCAAGATTTGTTAGACATAGAACTACTGGGAGAAAATACTTGTGGTGTCTGTTACGCTGGTCACCTCTGTTGTTCTCTCGATAATCGTGTGATTTGAGAGACCCGGACCGGAGTAAGTTTCCGTAAACTGAAAAGATGCTCCTGGTATTGTTTGTTTGAATTGAGGAACTTCTGTTACTCCTGTCCATGTTGAATTCACTCCATTTATTGTTATATTTGTAGAACCTCTTGTGGGACTTAATGATCCGTTAACTGGTTCTACTCCACTTCCTGTTGATGAATATTGATATCCTGTATTATAATCCATAGAATTTATGGTTTCAACAACTTTACTTGTTGTTTCTGTATGGCTAGTCATGGAGCCCTGTTGGAAGTTTGGCACAACTGGCACAGAAGATGCTGGTTGTACTGTGCCATGAATCACTCCAAGAACCAATCCAAGACCAATTGCTTCTTGTAATTTAGTCATTATATTTAACCTCAGTCAATCACAGTGACTTCAGAGATAAATTGTCCCAAACTACTTGTGCCT